TACACAAAGGATGGTACTGTTAAAGAATGCTTATTATAAATCTAAAAATACATCTTTAATAGATGCTACTGTTAAGAATAGTGGAATGGAGCAAAGTTTATTAAAATGATTAAAAATGATCCTAATGATATAAAAAAAATTGATAGCAAATTATATGGTATCTACCGTGGTGTGGTAGAAGATAATGATGATACTACTATTCCTGATAATAATATGGAATATAAAGGTACGGGAAGATGTAGAATAAGAGTTTGGGGTATACATACTAAGAAGAAATCTAAATCTGCAATAGAAGGTATACCTACTAATGAATTACCATGGGCACAACCAGCTAATTCTATTATAGGTGGAAGTATAACAGGCATTGGTTTATGGTCTGTACCTGTAAAGGGTTCTCATGTATTTGTGTTCTTTGAGAATGGTGATCATATGCAGCCAAGATATTTTGCTACTGTACCAGGAATCAATCATATTAATAGTAGTGGAAGTGGATATATTGATATAGGATTAGAAAGTAGTGATGGGTTTCAAGACCCTGATGGTGTATATCCAGATAAAAGTTTATGTGTCGGTAGAGCTAATAAGAAAGAACCAGATATGAATAGATTAGCAAGAGGAGATATAAAGGATACTTGTATAGAAGCTATAAGAGCAAAAAAAATAACAGATGATTTAGAATGTGAACCTGATATAGGATATGAACCTATATATCCTCATGATATGGTATTACAAACTCATGGTGGTCATGTAATAGAATTAGATTCAACACCTTCCAAAGAAAGGATGTTAGTATATCATCCATCCAATACATTCATGGAGATAAATAAAGATGGACGATTACTTATAAAAAGTGTAAATGGTAGATATGATATTGTTATAGGTAATAGAATTATATGTGTAAAAGGAAATGATACACATACTATAAATGGTAGTAGAAGTGAAGATGTAACAGGCGCTTGGAGTATGGATTCAGGAGGAGGAATGAGTTTAAGTGACCCTAGTATAATAACTATATGTTCTGGTGGTGTAGTATATGTAGGTAGTTATGTTGTTCTTGGTTCCTGTGGTGATGACCAAGCTCTTCCTTTAGCAAATTCAAGTCATACACATTCATGCGCATTTAAATATGATCCACTTGATCCAGCTATTTCTACTTGTACGTGTTCGCCTCCTGTAAATGGTTTAACAACAAATGCTTTGGCGGTATAATTTATGGCAATAAGGTCAGCAGTATATTCAGACATAGATATAGAACTTTCCATGCAAACGGACGGTGATGTTTTAAGGGAAATAGAATCTGATTCTATTATCAATTCTCTTACTAATATTATCAATACTATGCAGGGTACAAGGCGTATGTTGCCTGATTTTGCATCAACATCTCAAAAATTACTTTTTGAACCTATAGATGAAAATACTTCTAAACTCATAAGAAACAGATTATTAGATTCTATATACAGATGGGAAGATAGAGTAGAGATAGAAGTATTATATATTGAACCTATATATGACCAAAATATGTACAAATGTTTATTGAAATTTAAAATTAAGGATTTTCCGGAACAAACAGGTTTAGTAACATTGAGATTTGTTCTGAGAGCTATATAAGAGAGGGTAAATAATGGCTAACGTATTAACACCAGATTATCTTGATATTGATTATAACACTCTGATATCTTCCATTAAGGATGAATTAAAAACCAATACAACTTTCAGAGATTATAATTATGAAGGTTCTAATATAGCAATACTAATTGAATTAGTAGCTTATTTAGGAGAGTTAAATACATACTACTTAAACAGGATTGCTAAAAATACTTATATAGAGACTGCTGATGTATATGAAAATGTTAATAGATTAGCAAGACAAGAAGGTTATGAACCTAAAGGATATATATCATCTAAGACCACATTACAGGTTACTGTTTCTGGTGGATATATAGATGGTGATATAATGTATATCCCAGCATGGCATAATGTAGCATCAGACAAGCAAACAGATGATGGTGATACTATTAACTTTGCTACTACTAAATCACAAACATTTACAGCCAATGCCGATGAATCAATATATGTAGAAGTTCCTATAGTACAAGGTGATGTAATAGGACCTTTATCATATACAGGAGATGATATAATTGACAATGAAATAATATTGCCAAGTTATAATTACGCTTATGATGATGATGTAGATGATAATGTAGATACAATGGAACTTACAGTCAATGGTATCGAATGGGATAGAGTATCAGATTTTTATGATGAATTATCCTTATTATCATTAGCTATAAATGAGGCTAATGTTAATAATGTTTTTATGATGAGATTTGATAAGTATAAAAGAACTAAAATAGTGTTCAGTCCTACAAGAGGTGTACCTGGTAAAAATGATGAAATACAAATAACATTATTGAAGAGTTTAGGTGTTGATGGTAATGTGGCTGCTGTTCCCGCTGGTAGTACAAGTATATGGACACCAGATGTTCATTTTGCTAAGAATACAACAGACATTACAGTGGGTCCTGATTCTGATGGTTGGTTAGATAATGATACTATGTCATTTGTTACATCTGCTGCATCTATAGGGGGAGCTGACCCAGAAGACATAGATGATTTGAGGGAGGCAGCTAAAGGAATACACAATGCGCAATATCGTAATGTAACAGCTAATGACTATAAGACCAATTTAGAATCAAGGTCAGATATTGGTGCAGCCCGTGTATGGGGAGAGCAAGAGATAGCTCCTTCAGGAAGTATATTAGAATACAATAAAGTACATATATCAGTATTACCAGTGGGTGACCCTGATGAATGGTCAACAGGTACAATGAATGTATCATCTTCTTCTTGGACTCCAACGGGGGAAACATCTTCTGAAACTATATATGGACCTTCTTCTTATGTATCTACTTGGACTTCTGAATTGGAAGAATTTTTAGAGCCAAGGAAAATGTTGAATGCTTATGAAACATGGGAATTACCCAGACTAGTATATTTTAGAATGACTGTAGGTGTAAGATTACATAGGTTATATACATTTGCTGATGTTAGTACAGATATAAGAAATAAACTAATCTGGTATTTTAGACAATCCAACAGGCATTTTTATGATTTGATAAGCTTCTTAGACATACAAGAATATTTATTAGATACATCTGAAATATCAAGTACTGATGAATTTGATTATATAAAAGGTATAAGGAATTTAATCATAAGGGATATTGATTGCAATCTAACAATATATGAACCAAATACAATTGGTAATTATCCTCAATATATTACAGCGTCATATGATGCTGATGTGGAAAATATATTAAGACCTATAAGATTAGGACTTGATCAATTCCCTGTATTAGCAAGTTCTACCGTTAGTATTGTTCAGGAGACATAATGGCTAAATTTACAAGTGCTCCATACTTCTTATTGAAGGACTACTTTGATAAAATCATGGATAGTAGTCCTTCATCCACTACCAATACAGTAATACATAACTCTTATTTAAAGGGTCATAGAGCTGCTATAGTAGCGAAAGGTGGATACTGGACAGAATTGTTTATCAAAATCCAAAAACATCCTGATGATGAATTATATAGTTATCCTGGGTTTATAGCATTCAAATTTAGACCCAAAACAAATTACATAGAGGATGACTACTTCAATTTTTCAAAGGGCGCTCTTGTTACATTGCCTGCTTCTGCTAATGGATTATTTGAATCAGGTTCAGAAGTATATTTCAAGAAAGGTAGTTACCTACATACATGGGTAGAAAATAACGATTCAACTTATGGTGATTATGTTAATACAAGGAGACCGTTTCTATATTTTGGAAAGATATATCCAATAAACGAAACTGAAGGCGATACTACTGACTATAGAATTATATTCTATGGTATGAAAAATTATGTAATGGATGCTTTACCAGAGCATAATAGAACGGACAACCTTAAAGAATTTATGAAGCTGTATTTTGATAATATATACAGTAAGATATATTCTCTACAGAGGGATATATCAACACTATTGGATGTAAGAGAATCTGATTTAAAATATTTGAAGTATTTTGCTGCTATGTATAATGTGGACCTTGATGATAGTTTTGACTTATCCAATCCCCACAATATTGTAGACCATGATGAAAAAATAAGATCATGGGTTAAAAACCTTGTATATCTATTGAAGAGGAAAGGTACTTACTCATCATTGTTCATTATATGGAAAACATTAACAAATGGCACAACTGACACACTTAATGTATATAATAGATGGCATTTAAACTTAACTGATATAACTGATATACCATTAGGAAACTTTACAGACATATTACATGAAATGTCTTATGGTGTTGAACCTGTTGGATGTGCTGGTAGTTATTGGTATCAAAATAGCCTAAGTTCTATTGCTGGTTCTACCTTACATATACAAGCTAATGCTGCTACTACATGGGATATCTACCATGAAATGTATTCTAAGTATATTATAGCACAATGTTATGATAATAATTTTAGAAGGATATGGCCTATATCAATCACTGCCATTAGTACAGGTCATATAAGATTGGTATTTAATACTAGTGTAAGTGGGTATGCTTTCCTTATAAGAAAAGGAGATTATCAATATTTACAAACATCAAGCTCAGCAAGTTGGGATATATTACATAGGCTTGCACAAAAAGAGTTATTGACACAATTTGGTAATAGTGATTATACAGCTATGATGCCAATGGATGTAACGCTTACTGATGTCAATAAGTTATTAGCTGAATTTAATATTGCTACAGAAGGTTATGGCCTATTAGAAAAGGATGTAACTACAGTAATACAAGCTATTGCTGCTACTACATGGACACTGACACATAGTTTAGGCTCCAAGTATGTTTTTGTTCAAGCATATGATTCTGATGATATGGAAATACAACCTATTTCCATTACCCTTACAGATGAAAATACTTGTACATTGGTATTTGAATCTGCTGAATCTGGATATGCTGTTGTAAAGGTTTCAGAAAATACAACAACCTTGCCTGATTATGGTCCTGATGATATGATATTATCTACACACTATAAAGTTGAAATGGATTTATCTTGCCAACCTTTAGATAATTTGCCTACTTCTACTGCTATAATAGGAGAGGAAACAATAGATAGACTTATAACCAATTGGGAATTAATGAGACCTGTATCAAGATTTGCTCACTATCATGAATTGATATCTCCTAAAACAGATTTCACAGGCAATTATGTATCCCTTTATAATGCAGGGTATTATGCTGGATTACAAACTAAGTATGTTGTGTCTGCTGGAGAATTAGTACCTCCAGTATCAGCATCAGAAATGGTTTATGAACAAAGTATAAATAGCTCATCATGGACTATAAATCATGAATTCAATACCAAAAATTTCTTAGTACAATGTTATGATGAATTTGATTATAGAATATTCCCTAGTAGTATACAGGCTCTAACTACTACAACTGTAAAAATCAATTTCGGTACACCTATGAGTGGAATAGCTTGTCTTTCAACAATTACTCCAAGTGGATATTTATCAACTGAAAGTGCTAGTGCTACTACTTGGAATGTAAATCATTTAAGAGGTATAAAGGAAGTACTATCACAGTTCGATTCTACTACAAGTACCAAAATAGTTCCTTCTGCTGTATATCTCGAAGATACTGAAAATATGATAGCTGTATGGTCTATAGGTGTTAATGGATATGCTTTGGTATCAGATAGTGAAATTGTTATATCAACCACCGAAGCAGGCACTATATGGACTGTGGATCATTATCTTGGTAGTGATTCTGT